GCCTGGGGACCGCTTTGGGTGGACGGAACCGGAGGGCAAGGTTTATCAAATCGCGGCGGATAATCTGGTGCAGCTCAAGGACGAGATCTATCGAGTCAGTTACCTAATGGCGCACGCGGGCGGATCCGATGGAGTGTCGGCTCAGCAATCCGGGATCAGCAAGCAACGGGACTTCAGCATTACGCAGGAAGTGCTGCGGGCGTACGGCGACGCGGTGAAAGAGACGATGAAGCAGGTCTTCCGGGCCATCGCTACCGCCCGGCAGGACGCTATCGCGGTACAGGTGTCCGGGCTGGACGAATTCGACATCGGCGATTTCAGCAACGAGCTGGACGACGCACGAAAGCTGCTGACGCTAGGGATCGATTCGGAAACACTCAAGAAGCAGGTGTTTAAAAAGCTGGCGTTCAAGTTTCTGTCCGACGTCAGGCAGGAGATCAAGACTCAGATAGCGCAGGAAATCGATGCAATGAGTTAGGAGGCTTATGGAAAGCGGAGACGTTCAAATGGTAGTGAGACAGGCGATCCAGGAGTTTCTGGAAGAGCAGACATCCAGGACAGAGCCGGCTTACAAGGCGGAACTGGTGGAGGAACGCAAGCGCCGCGAGCAACTCGAGAAAAGGTTAAACGAGGTTGTAGAGGAGAGCAAGCGCAGCCGGCAGGCAGCGGACCAGGCAGAGAGAGGCTCGGCGATTCGAGCGGAGCTACAGAGGCTCGGAGTAGCCAAGATCGACTTAGCCTATCGGGCGGTACAAGACAGTATCTTTCGGACAGACGATGGGCGGCTGCTGGCGCACGGCGACACCGGCGAGGTGCCGGCCAAGGAGTACTTGACCAGCTTCGTGAATGAGAATCCCGAGTTTCTACCCGCCAGGATTTCGGGCGGGTCCGGGATCACGGGCGCACGTAAGGCGCCGCCCGAGCGGCATGAAGGGATCGACATTGAGGCCATCCGGCCGGGCATGAGCGCCGAGGATCTGGAGCGCGCGCGCAAAGAGATTGTGCGCGTGGCGTCGCAGAACCTAGGGGGCCTTTAGGCAAGAAATAAAGACTCGCACAAGCAAAAGTCAGTAAAAACAGCCGAGTTGGAGCACAGCCGGAAAGCCTGCTCCCATTAAGGAGAACGAGTGGCGATTATTACTTCAGCAAATGTGGCTAGCGCGATTGTCAAACTGGTGGCGGCGGATGCTCTACCGGCCCTGGTAGGAAACCTTGTCATGGGTAACCTGGTAAATCGCGATTACGAGCCTGTACTGGCCCAGGCGGGGGATACGGTAAATATTCCGATTGCCCCGGTCCTGGTAGCCAACAATATAGCGGAGGGCGGGACTGTTCAGACGCAGAACCCAAACCTCGGGAATGCGCAGATTGTGTTGAACACTCACGCGGAGGCGACGTTCCAGATTCCGGACGTAACCAAAGTGCTGGCTGTCCCCGACTTACTGCAGTTATACATGCAGCCGGCGGTGGTGGCGATCGCGGAGAGTATAGAAACCTCTCTGTTGAGTCTGTATGCGGGGTTCACGGCCAATGCGCCGCTGGGCACGCCTGGCACTGCGTTGACCGAGCAGGTGGTGGATGCGGCGGAAAGCGCACTATTCACGGCGAAGGTTCCGCCGTCGGAACCGAAGTTCTTATTGGTGGATGTGGCGACCTATTCCGCGTTGCGGCAGATCGAGAGGTTTAGCGAATACCAGACGGCTGGAGACGCGGGTTTGCGAGCGCTGATCGATGGCACGGTGGGCAAAATCAAAGACTTCTTTGTGATGCGGTCGCAGTATATCTCGTATACCGGCAACGCGCCCATTACGACCCACAATATCGCTTTTACCAAGAACGCGATCGGCCTGGTAATCCGGCGGCTGCCGCAGCCTTTGTACGGCACCGGCGCGGTGGCGCATTATGCCGAGATGGGAAACTTTGGCATGCGGGTAGTGATGAGCTACCAGCCAAATACTCTGGCACAGCAATTTACTGTAGATGTACTGTACGGCTGCGCCGTACTGAAGAACAATTTCGCCGTGCAAGTGAACAGTTAGATAGGCAAGGCGCCACCTCGACTTACCCGTGTGGCGCGGAATCATCAATATCAAGTGCATAGCGGACTAGCAGCGGGGCCGGTCGGCGCCGGCCCCTACAAAGGGGAGCCATGGACTTACAGATTTATTACAGGAAGATTCGCGAAATCGAACTGAGCATGAGCGAACCATCCGTTGTGTTGGTGAGTCGCGACACTCCGGACGGCGGGCGGGAAGGCGTGCGTACCGAAGTTCCGCGACGTACAGCCGCGAAGATGATAGTGGAGGGCACGGCCCGGCTGGCGACGGGCCAAGAAGTAATGGAGTTCTTGGAAGGTAAGGCTGAAGCCAAAGGTCGCGCTGATCACCTCGCGGCGGCCTCCCGGATGCAATTCACGGTGGTCTCTCAGAGCGACCTCCGGAAGTTGAAGGGCACGCGGGCAGGCGGGGAGTAGGTAGAAGGCAATGGCGCTGTTTACCGACGGCATATCGGCAATTCAGGATCTGATCAATCAAGACTCCTCCGTGCTGACTACAGCACAAACGGAGAACATCAACCTGACCCAGAAAATGGCGATCGCGCTGCAAGAGTTGGGGATTGAAGTATTGACGCTACTCCAGCCCGGCAACCCCTGCGGCTGGGACATCTGGCTACCGCCAAGCCCGCAATTGATCAACGTAGTGGTCACGCCGCCCCTGCAGCTGTGGCACGTATTCCAGAGCCTTGTGCTGGTTTACCAAGACGCTTACTACAACCAATTGAACGACCGCTATCAAGGCAAGAAAGACCAATTTCAGGGACTCGCCAAGTGGGCAATGCAGAAGGTGATCCAGAGCGGCCTGGGTATTGTAACGGACCCGCTCCCCCAAGCTGCGGCTCCGCTGTTGACATCTATCCCCGGCGGGCAGGCGGCAGCGACTTATTATGCAAGTGTCTCATGGCTGAATGTGGAAGGCGAGGAAGGACAGCCGGGGGATGCCGCGGCCTTATCTGTCGCCGACGGCAACACCCTGGTAGTACAGCCACTCAGTCAACCAACCAACGCAGTCAGCTGGAATATCTACGCTGGGACATCTACTGCCTTGACACTGCAAAATACGGCTCCGCTGGCGCTCAATCAGGTGTGGATCCAGGCTGCGCCTGTCACCCTCGTTGGCGTAGCTCCGGGTACAGGGCAATCCGCGAATTATACACGCTGTTTGCCGCGGTTGATCCAGAGAGGCTAAAAGATGGCGTGGGTAGGCAGCACAGTCACAAACCAGGTGGTGGGGTTGCTCAATATGCCAGAAGGTCTGAATGCCTGTGTCGCGACGCTGGCGCTGGCTCTGAACACGACCGCGACGCCGCTGGCCGAGACACAGGTAGTGGCGCAGAACGTAGCGTTTGATCTGGCCGAACGAAGCCTGGACGTGACCTATCCGACGGTTAACGTGTACTGTGACAAGATTGTGAACCAGCTAAAAGAGAAGTACCGGGCATTCTCCGGGATCGCGGTCATGACGATTGAGGTACGCGTGTCACAAGACAGACTGGAAGGGATCGAAGCACAGTCGCAAATGTATCTGGATGCGGCGACACAGGTCCTCGACCAGAATCGCGGGGACTGGGGAGAAGGAATGTTCTACGCGGGTGCATACGAGGCAGCCTTTGGACAAGTTAAGCATGGCGGAAAGAACTTCATTCAAGTGGCGAAGGTCACTTTCAATGTCGGAGTGAGCAACTAAGACTATGGCATCGTACATCTCATCGAATGCAAACCGTTTCTACACAGGGTTGGAACAGTCCTACGGACAAGTAGCGGGAATCGCGTCGGCGAATCGATTTCCGGCGGTGAAGCTAACGGCGAAGAACCAGTTAGAGAAGGCCGAGCGGAAAGACAAAACGGGCAGCCGGACATTTGTCGGGTTACCCGCGGGAATGCGGTTGCAAACCACCTTCGATCTGACGACATATATGACGAGTTGGGGAGGGCAGAGCTCGGGCCCATCATACGGACCCCTATTTCAGGCTAGCCTGGGGGCGGCACCGGCGATGTACGGCGGAGGGGCGGCCGCGGCAGGTTCGACGGGAACGACACTGGCATTTGAGGCGCCGCATGGCCTGACTGTAGGACAAGGAGTTTCCTGCAATGGTGAAATCAGGTTTGTGACTGCGATTGTCAACACGACCGAAGTGCAGGTGAATGCGCCATTCTCAAGTACTCCGGCGGTGGGGGCGACGATCTCGCCGAGTATTTCCTATTTTCCGGCGACGGAGCTGCCGAGCGTCAGCCTGTTCGATTACTGGGATCCGGCTAGCGCGGTGCAGAGGGTCCTAAGTGGGGGGGCGGTGAACCAGATGTCCATCACGGTGAACGGCGACTTTCATCAGTTCGGCTTTAACGGGATGGCGCAAGACCTGATCGACAGCTCGAGTTTCACGAGCGGATCTGGTCAACTTACCACCTTTCCAGTGGAACCGGCACTGGGAGCGTTCGACTATTCGATCGTTCCGGGCAATATGGGGCAAGCGTGGTTGGGCAGTAGTCCAAACAAATTCTATACGATTACGAGCGGATCGTTTCACCTGGATAACGGGCTGGACATGCGAGCCAAGGATTCGGCACCAATCTGCCGCGAGCGATCGCACCCGGGGAGAGGTCGGTAACGGCGGATTTCACTTTATACGAGATGAATGACACCGCCACGCCGAGCTTGTATCAAGCGGCGAGGCAACAGTCCCCAATCAGCGTAATGTTTCAGTTGGGCCAGCAGGGGGGACAAGTAATGGCCGTTTACCTGATGAGTATGGTTCCGGTGGTTC